GATTAAGAAATCTTGGAGTGAAATTCACTACCGAAATAAGAAATGACTTAATAAAATATATAGATTACAAGAACAGATTAATATAGAGAGAAAAATATGAGATACACAAGATTAACAGAAAAAGACAGAGAAATGATTGATTATGTCTTTTATAAGAGTAGTACAAAACCAGAATATGAAAATATAGAGTGTGGATACCCTTGGTATGATATTTCAGTATTTTCATGGAATGACTTAAAAATTCAGATAGATTCTGATTTATTGAAGAAACCACTGAATATCAAATTTTCACCCTTTGGCCGTGATAATAACTTATCATTGATTAGAGGATGGTTTTTGAGAACACCAGAGGAAAGACTGAATAACGATTATTCAAGACTAAATGAGAATGATTCTCATTAACAACACCAAATTAACCCTTGACATATCTTGTATGGATATGTTAAGATGGTCATGTAAATTAAATAAAAGAGGTAAATTATGAAAGAGAGTAGGAGAAAAGAGATAATGAGCATGGATTTATCAGAGTTGAATAGTCTGATAGATTTTATTCGTGATGTGCAAGTGATGAATGCAAAGTCATCATTACAAGAAGGTCAACAAGTGTATGTAGTTCAAAAGACTAAAAGAGAGTTGGGTACACTTATCAAAATTAAACAAAAAAGATGTACAGTTGATATACAAGGTCGTAGATATTCTGTACCAATGTCAATGTTGGAGGTTGCTTAATTATGGGTGCTGTAAAAGGAATGATAATGGATGATGCTGAAAATATTCTAAATGTTACTGCTGATAAACTAATTGGTGGTGACATATCAGAAGATGATGCACTAGAAATTTTAGATAATAATTTAGACACATTAGGAATGTTAGGATTTGATAACAAGTATGATGCCTTGGCAGTTGTTTATCAAATGACTGACCAAATTTATAAAGAGAGGTATTAATGAAAGGTAGTTCAGGTAAACCTAGACAAAATTTTCAAGTTCGAAATTTTGAACAGAAAAGAAACTTTAAGAAAAAACAACCAGAAGAAAAAGTATCTGGGTTGGGTGTAAGAGTTCATGGTGATGATATAAGTAAAGCATTACGAATATTCAAAAAGAAAATTCTTAAAGCTGGAGTTCTTAACGAGGCAAACGAAAGACAATTTTACACTAAGAAAAGTGAAAAGAATAGATTGGCTAAGTCTGCAGGTAGACAAAGATGGTTAAGGAAACTTAGAGAAACACCAGGGCCACACAATTATAAAAGAAACTATAGAAAAAAAACAGGAAGATAAAATGACAGATGTAAAATTATTACGCCTTACTACAGGCGAGGACATTGTAGCAGAAGTGACTAATCAACAATATTCAGATAATGATAAAACAGTCACTACAATAAAAAAACCTTTTGTACTTATACCAATGCAACAAAATCAGAGTTCAGGTCAAGAGAGTAAATTATACTTTTCACCTTTCATACCATTTGCTGAGAATGAAGAATTTGATATTAAAGAAGAAAATATAATAACAGTCAATGAACCTAAAACAGAAATTAGAGATAATTATTTACAATATATAGGTGCAGTTGTACCAGTCGAGAAAAAGATTATATCATGACAGATAAAAAAGATGATAAAACAAATGTAGTAGTTGGCCCTTGGGGTGATGCACCAGTAGAAAATAATGGTGAGTGGGCAAAGAAAAAGTTAGATAAAGCTTTAGATAAAAATAATACTCACAAAAAATATCAAGAAAAACTTGATAGAGTAGAAATTATAACTGAAAAAATTATGGTACAATTAATTCATACGATTAGTGAATATGGTTATGATATTACAGATGAAAGATTTAGTTTAGACATTGGATTTTTATCTGAAACAGTTAAAGGTACTATATCAAGACAAGAAAAATTACCACATATCATACAAGGATTACTTGATAATATAATGGCACCATCACCTACTGAATCAGAAGATAACACAGATGTATATTATTCAAGATTTGATGCACCATTATTATCAGAATTAGTTGGAATAGCAGAAGATATTAAAGATGATAATCAAACAGAGATATCATTTGAATCAGATTTAGAATTAGAAACTGACCCAGATGAAATATCAGATTGGGATAAGAATAAAGGTTCTTTACACAATTTGAGAACAGAAAAACTTCATGGTAAAGATGATGATGATGAAGATAAGGATTAAAAAGAATTACAATAATGTAATAGCCGATATGACTATACGAGGCTCTAACTTAGTTATAAACAATAATAATCATAGGAGATTATAATATGGGTAGAAAGAAACTATCAAAAACACAAAGAGTAATTAATGCGTTCGAAAGAGGGGATGTAATTACATGGACACAATTAAGAACAACATTTGACTTAACTTCACCACAAGCAATGGTGGATAAATTAAGAAGTCAAGGTCACATGATATACATCAATAAAACTACTGATGGTACATCATATCGTATGGGTGAACCAACACAAGCAATTATTAATGCTGGTGTAGGTGCAGTATTGATGAACGGCAGAGCAGATAAAACTATCGTGGCTGCTGGAATCAAAGCACTTTATGGTAACGGCGTAGGATACGCTTCTTAATTATTTAAGAATTAGTGGGGTGACTTTCGGGTCACCCTTTCTAAACAGGAATTTAATATGAATAATTACGAGGCATATGTATATAAAATAACAGTAAAAATTATTGGAAAAATTTACATTGGTTATCATAAAGGTTTATTTAATGATTCATACTTTAATTCATCAGAAGATGAACAGATGAAAAAAGATTTATCAAAATATGATTATGATATAGAATTAATAGCAACAGGTACAAAAGAAGATATGACATATTTAGAACATAAAATGTTAAAAGAGGTTGATGCAAAAAACAATCCTATGTATTACAATAAAACAAATGGTGGTAGTAAATTTTTAAAAACAGACAATTTAGATTTACTCTATGAGGCAGTTGAAAGTGGAGAATATTTAAAAACTATTTCATATAAAGAATTAAAAGAGAAAGAAAGATATCAAGTAAGAGAAAAAGAATTAGACCTTAGTCACGCCAGAGATTTAGGAGAAAAAATAGAAGAGCTTCGTGGTGATATGTCAGGTTGGACACCATTACTGATATTTGAAGGTATGGCTGATGATGGTGATGATACATTGGGAAATGGTAATCATACACTCTATGGTGCTGGTAGAGCATCTAAAAATTTTGATATATCAGATATTAAATGCCATGTGATACCTAAAAAAATATGGAGTAAATATGATGATTTAAGTCTAGAAACTTTTTGTGCCTCACAAAACCCAGCTGCATCTAAACCTAGTTTATCAATGCCAGATGATTATTATGTAAATTTATTAATTAGAAGAAAAGAAGAAAAAGATATTGATATTCATTCTGATACTAACTATGATTTACTATGTGATAAATTTAATCTTACTAGAATAAAAGCAACAAATAGGATGAAAAAGGCCACAAGTAATTTCAAAGCTAAACAAATACTTCCACCAGGTCATATAATTATATCATATTCTAAAGAAAATAATTCAGAAGAATATAGAGAGTTGAAAGATGCAGTGCAACAAGGTCGCACAGATTCAACATGGGCCACAAGTTTTTCATCAGGTCATTTTAAATGGCAAGATTTATTTCAAAGAGATTTTCTTAAATTAGACTTTGATAAAATAAAGTATATTAAATTTTACATATATCATAATTCAGCTGAATATAAACAGAGATGGGATGACTTGTCTGGTGATAATCCTTATCAAACAAGTATTAGAAATGGATTAGATTTATTATTTAAAGATTTAGGTTCAGAAAAAGAAGTCCAATATGATATCGAAGTATTATCTTTTTCAAAACCTAATCCTATTTTGAGTAAAGCTTCATGATATTAGTTGACATGAATCAAATCTCTTTAGCATCTTTAATGATGCACTTGCACATGAATAAAGGTGAGTTAGATGATGAAATGGTCAGACATATGATATTAAATTCTGTACGAATGTATAGAACAATGTTTAATGAAGACTATGGTGAAATAGTTCTTACTTACGATTCAAGAGCATATTGGCGTAGAGAAGTATTTCCACAATATAAACATAGTCGTAGAAAAAGTAGAGAGGCAGATAGTAAAGATTGGGATTCAATATTTGGAGTTCTGAATCAGATTAAAGATGAGATAAAAGAATTTCTACCCTACAAAGTTGTAGAAACTCATGGGGCAGAAGCAGATGATGTAATTGCAATATTATGTAAACATTATCAAAGTGAAAAAATCATGATTGTATCAGGTGATAAAGACTTTATACAATTACAAAAGTATGAGAATGTAAGACAATATAGTCCAATTACGAAAAAACATGTAAATGGCATTGACGCGGTTGTCTATATAAAAGAACATATACTAAAAGGTGATAAATCAGATGGTGTACCAAATGTATTATCGCCAGACCATACTTTTACAGATGATTTAAGGCAAAGACCCTTGACATCTAAAAAGATGCAGAGTATATTGGCTCAAGACATTGATGATTTAAATGATGAAGTGAAAAGAAATTATCAAAGGAATGACAAACTAATTAATTTGGATAATATACCAGAGGAATTAGAAGGCAATATCTTAGATGATTTTAAGAGTGCTACTTGTGGTGACAGAAGTAAACTATTAAATTATTTTATAGATAAAAGACTGAAAAGTCTAACTGAACAAATTGGAGAATTTTAAAATGGCAAATGGTAATTATACATTATTGTTTTCAGAAGTGCTTGATAAAGTACATAAAGCAAAAACAAAATCAGAAAAGGTAGCAATACTCATAGTGAATGATAACAGTTCATTAAGAATGTTATTGAAAGCATCTTTTGACCCTACTAAAGAATGGGTGATACCAACAGGTGAAGTACCGTACAAAAAAAATGATGCACCTATGGGAACAGAACATACTGTTCTTCAAAGTGAAGCAAGAAAGTTATGGCACTTTATTAAAGGTGCAGACAATGATACAACCCAACATCAAAAAGAAAACATGTTTATTCAAATGTGTGAAGGTCTTCATGAAAGTGAAGCACAATTATTGTGTGATGCAAAAGATAAAAAATTACATCAAGTATATAAAGGTTTATCGAAAGATGTAGTAAGAGAGGCTTTTAAATGGGATGAAAATTTCATGCAAGTAGAAGCACCAAAATATCCACAAGCACCTGGCAGTGCATCTGGTGTATAAAGTTCTTGACAAGTCTTGTAAGACCTGTCATAATAGCTGGAAAGATGAGGATAGATTATAAGTTCCCGTTCATATCGACCCACTCTCTCTCGACCTCATCATAGGGTCGGTATGAACACCAGAGGTTATGTATTATGAGTAGAGCAATCAAAAAGATACCCTACAAATTTGTTCATGTATATTGGATTGATATCACATCAGATTCATCATGGCAAAGTATAGAAGATGTAAAAGAAAGTAAATTACCTAGATGTTTAAGTACAGGTTTTTTAGTTAGTGAAGATGATGATGATATTGTTAGAATCGTTTCAGATTTTAATTTTAAAGAAGATGGCAGCATTGATGACTGCGGTAATTCTACAATCATACCAAAATGTGTTGTTCAAGAAATTAAAGAAGTCAAATGAATTTTTACATCCCAGAAATTATTGTATATATGATTGGTGTAATATCAATCGTAATAGTATTAATTGATTTATCAAAAATAGAAAAAAAGAGAGAGCAAGAAGAAAAGAATTATAGTGATGTTTGAACATGTAATCAGAAACCCTTTTGATATGAAGCCAGTTTTCAATCCTTGTGAAAACCCTAAGTTCAATGCAAATAAAACTGACCTAGAAATACAAAACCAAAAACTAATTGAGTTAAATAATCTAGGTGACAATATTTGGTTTGAAACAGAGATTGCACAAAAAGAAAAACTAGTTGAAAAGACAGCCGCAAAATTAGGACTTTTTAATGAACATGATAATTATCAATTATTTACTGAATGTGATGATGTAAAACAATTAGGTATGGTAATTGAAGATGATGTGGTTATTATGCATAATGGTAAATTAGAAGCATGTTTCGTAGCCTTTCCGTCATCATGGAATGCTGGTGAAAAGGTTGGTAAAAGTTTAGAAGAATTACATGAACCAATTGCAGATAATGAAGCATTACTTCGTGCATCTAATGGCATCATGAGAGCCATGACAAGTGGACAATCTTATCATAGATACACTTGGGGTATATCATCATTAAATGGATACAGTAATCATCCATTATATGAGAAACCAGAGTTTGATTCATTAGATGATTTGACATTCAGAGTAGAACATGAAAGGACTGCGACAGTCACAGAGGGCACCACAGCAGTCTTCTTAATACATGTTGATACATATCCATTAAAAGAGGTATTAAAGACTGATTTTGGACTGATTAAGGGGGCTATTGACAGTATGACAGATAGTGTATTAGAGTATAAGAATCTATTTAAAGTAAAGGAGTTGATGAATGAATATCTTTTATCTACATGAAGACCCAATACAGAATATCAAATGGCATGTTGATAAACATGTTGTAAAGATGGCAACAGAATATGCACAATTACTATCTACTGCACACAGGTTTTTAGATGGTGAATTGTACGAAGACAGAACAAAAAATAATCATAGAATTAAAAGGTGGAAACTACCTGATAATAGGGAAAGTATACTTTATAAAGCAAGTCATGTGAATCATCCTTGTAATGTGTGGGTGCGTGAAAGTAAATCAAATTATCGTTTGATGTACCAGATTTACATGGCTTGTCTAGCAGAGTATACATATAGATATGGAAAAATACATGGTGCATCGAAACCATCTATTAGTCTACTTAGGACACCAAACAATATTAAAGACATTGGATTAACAGAGTTACCTCAAGCAATGCCTGATTATTGTAAGGTGGTAGGCAATCCTATTCAGGCATATAAAAATTATTATATAAATGAAAA